CATCAGAACCATCATAATCTAAAGCAGCGTCAAGATTTACATTAACGTTTGCTGCTCCAAGATTTCCTTCTATTATTCCGCCCGTGCCTGTTATTTCTATTGTGCCTGTCATAGTACTGAACCTCCAATGTTTCTTATTCCACCCATCTTAACTGTGCCACCTGCACTTGACCTATAATATGTTCCCCCGTTCAAAACTACCAAACCGTGATGGGTAATATCTCCTGTGTGCCAATTTGTATTAACACCGAACTTACCGTTTGTTTCTACAATAGTATTACCGTGAATAATATATGTGTCTGTATTAGTATTATCATCAAACTTACCTTGTGTTATAGTTAAATCTCCAAAAAATGTTACAGTATCACCTGACAAATCTCTAAAGATAACAGAGTAAGAAGCACTATTCATTTTAATTTCAAAATCATAAAACTCATTGCATTTAACATCTGTGTTATCATTTTTGTTAGAAGTGTCAAAATCTATAAGCACTTTACCTTTGTTATGTGTAAATGTCCCTTGATTTTCTAAAGCATAACCTCCTGAACTTTCATCAGTAATAGTAGTAGTTAACGGTGTTGCAGTGTATGTTGCTCCACTATTAATTGTAAGGCTCCCTAAAGAAGCATTTACTCCACCTGCTGCTAACTGAGTTGTTTGAGTTCTAAAAACCGATGAATTAGATATTGTAACATTACCATCAACAGTTACATCTCCTGAACCACCATAAGCTTGGAATAGACCATTAGTAACTTCTAAGTCATTTGCACAATTTACAACGCCTACAAAAGCTACTGCTGCATTTGTTGCTGAACCATCTATTACTAATTTGTGTATTGCAGCACTACCAAGTTCAAGGAATCTTGTTCCTGATGCGCTAGACCTTGCTACTTTTAATGTTCCACTGTTATGAGTATATGTTCCTAGATTTCTTAACACATACGTGCTGCCTTGGTCTACAGTAGTAGTTCCGCTTGTTGCATCGTATGTTCCTCCACTGTTTATTGTAAGACTTCCAAATGTATTAGCTCCTGTTTCAGCACTTCCTCCGTTTTGGTCTCCAATTTTTCCTCCGTCTTCTATTAATACATCACCAGTTACCGTAAGATTATCTGTAAGGTTATCTCTATCAAAACCACCTTGAACTATTGTTAAATCATTCGCAACAGTCATTTCATCACCAGATATATCTCGCCATATTACCCTGTTTGAACCAGTCATTGAAATTTTCAAATCATAAGCTGTTACTCTTATATGTCCTGAATTAGCACCTGCATTAATATCTAATTCACCGTTGTTATGTGTAAAAGTCCCGACATCTTGCTGATTTACTAACCAACCAGCATTTACTGGGCCTGTAATAGTAGTAGTTCCGCTTGTTGAAGTATATGTCCCTCCACTTGCTATTGTAAGACTTCCAAAATTATTTGCACCTGACGCACTTGTAGCATCTATTTTACCACCGCTTTCAATACTTACATCTCCTGTAACTGTAAGGGTGTGACTATGTGTGTTTTTTTGAAAGACTCCTTCTTGAACAGTAAGGTCACCTTCTACTGTCATTACCGTTCCTGTATTTGTTGATGCATTTAATAAAACAGTTAAATGGTGAAATGAATTGGCTCCATCTGATTGACCTGTACGAACGTGTGTATCTACTCCACTACCTAAATCAAACAATACAGTACCATCATTATTATCAAAAGAATCTGTACCATTTACATCCCAAGCATATCCTGTTGTATCTTCGGCTGTTACTGTAGTAGTTCCGCTTGTTGCGTTATATTTTCCTGATGAACCTACTAAAAGACCTCCTATACTAATTGCTGAAGCATTACCAGTAAGTGTTCCATTTACAGTACAAAGTCCTGCTACTGTAAGTGCGTGACTACTTCCACCACCTGAATCTAATGTATTAAACGTTCCTGCCGATATTGTAAGGTCTCCTCCTATCACGGGTTTATTATCGCCAGTAGGGCGTGCAATACAACTAGCGTGGTTTATTGTAAGGTCATTAAGAGAGCTACTTGAAGGATAACGCAAATCTGTATCTGCTGGTGTTCGTATTTCTAAAGTTCCGCTATTGTGTGTATAAGTTCCTACAATGTCTATTGCTCGGCCATTGCTTCTTTCACTGGTTATTATAGTTGTTCCGCTTGTTGCACTGTAGGTTCCTCCTACTGCAAGACTTCCAAGACTAATTGCAGAAGCATTACCTGTAAGTGTTCCATCTACAATACAATCTCCATTTACTGTAAGTGCGTGATTACTACCTGTTGTGTTTAAACTCTTACCTGAATTTATTTTAAGTTCACCAGTCATATCAACGTCACCATCTAAAGTAACGTCATGTGCAATTACAACGTCGTCACTAATATCAACTGCACCAACTACTGAAGTCCAAGCTCCATCGCCCGTTGATGTAGTTGTCATAGGACAACCTCACTTACTGAGACTATATTAGTGTATATAGGAGAAGCCATTCACTAAATGGTCCCCTGTAAGAATACTTTACAATCTCCAGCAGTTAAAGCAGTTGATGAACTTCCATCTGTTGCCTTTACAGTGATTGCAAGCTTTCTTAGCGCAGTCGTAGAAATTGCTTTCATAGCACCAGAACTTGCTGCTACTACGATGTCATCTCCTATCTGTACCCATTTACTGTTTGTAGCTGGTGTTGACTCTGCATCATCAAACAAAGAACCCCATACCTTACAGGTAAGTCCTCCGTTCTCATCATTAGACAATACCTGTATAGAAGCCCTATCATACGATTCTATATCTACAGAATCAATCAACACTTGATAATTAGCATCATCTAAGGTTACTGCATCATTACTGATGAGCATTGTCTTTACTGAGTTGCTTATTCTTTTTGTTGTGATTGTATCTGCCATTACTTAGCTTTCCCCTTGCCTTTCTTAAGGCCCTTGGGCTTTTTAAGTGCTGCGTCTACTTTCTTTTGGGTTTTACTTCTACTAGCTTTGCTACGAGTTGTAACGCCTCCGCCGACTTTTTTAGTCCCGACGTCAGAGATGACCTCATACGTGTCTGGTCTGGTAAGTAGTCTTTTGACAAGCTCACGAGTCCTTTTGTGGTTTTCGTCAAACTCTCGCGTTTGGTTAGGATGGAAGGCAATAGATAGCCCCCCATCATCCCTAACGAAACTAGGCTTATGTCCCTTGTACCTAATTTTAACCATGATATCATAGCTCCAATTAAGTTTATGCTTGCTCTAATCCGCGAATCATTCCTTGAGTTACAAACTTAGTTGCAATCAATTCACCAGCAGTCATGAAAGCATAGTTACGTTTCAATGCTTGCACGTTTGCCAAGTCTTCTTGTGCTAAGAAGGTAGTTGGTGCTGCAACTTTAACGTATAGATTCTTCATATCTAACAATAGAACTGGACCCATACCTGCTGCACTTCCACCAGTTTGGTCAGTCAATGCAGTAGCCAAGTGTTGTGTTGCGTAAATTGGTATGCTGTCATAGTATCCCATTCTTGAATCTAAACTCATACCGGGTTCTGATGCAACTCCGTTGGTTCCTTTTGGAGCTTGTGCTTCAAGAGCCATTCTCCAAGTAGCGTTAGAAGTTCCTGCTGTAATTAATTGTTTTAATTCAGTCAACTGTTGGTGACCCATTAAGAAAATTAAATCTGCATAATCTGCACCGTTTTCTATTGCATTCTGAATAATTTCATCTAGCAAAGCAAGTGTTAATGGCCTTTCTGTTTCAGCTTTAGAACCTGAACTTCCAGACAATGTACCGTTGCTAACAAAAGCATCTTGCCAAGTTACGGCAGATGTTCTGTCTAAATCATAAATGTTCATTTCAGTTCCAGTTGTACCAGCCAAATCTAGCTGTGCGTTGTTACCAGTTACACGTAGCAAAGATTCCATGTTGTTACCTGCTGCGGTTGCTGGGTCTGCACATAGCATTTGGTCAATGTAAAAAGAGTGTGCTTCTGCGGCTTGTTGCCTTAGGAATGTTGCCAATCCTTTGACTCCATCATCTGCTTCTGCTAAGATAGCTGCTCTGGTTGTTACAGTGAAAGGACTTACAATTTCTTTAATTGTTGCACTTACTTCTGCAAGGTCTGGAATGTCTCCTTCTACATCAGAAGAACTAGCTCCAAAGGTTCCACCTTCTGCAATACCTTTGTTAGATGCAGCTACACTGCGTGCAGTCAATACTCTCCAACCTGATTGTGTCCAACCTTCTTTTCTAAGTAGCTTGAATACATCTGATTTTGTATTTAGTTGGTTAAATACAGTTGCTCCATACATTGTGTTAAAGTATGCTGCATCTGCTGTGCTTGCTTCGTCATTAGCTTTGCTAATTCCGTATCTCTGGGAGATGTCTAATCCGCCACGGTAATAAGCGTTAACATATTCCGTAAAACTCATTCCTGCCATTTCAGAAACCTCCTACTATGTTGTTGTTTTTTGCTTCCATATCTATCTCCTCGAAAGATTTTGTTACATTCAAGAAATCCATTTTTGCTTGCTCTTCAGCTTTTGGTGCTGGAGCAGGTGTTGCTTTCTTTCCTGTATAAACGTTAATGCCGTGTTTCTTCAAGGTTGCTAAAGATTTTTCTAGGTCGTCAAGTTTTGAAGATTTCTCTTCTTCTTTTTCTTCTTCCATCATTTTTTCTTCTTCTTCCTCTTCTTCGGCTTCTTCTTCCTCTGCTTCTTCTTCGTCTTCTTCAGCTTTTTCTTCGCCGTCAGCGACTTCTTCTAAGTATGCGAGTACTTCTTTTAGCTTAGCAAGGGTGTTCTCCATGTCTTTCATTAGTGCCTCTTCCTTACCAAGTTCAACTGGCTCTTCAAGTCCGGCAGCTAATTCTACTTCCTCTGTTGCAACGATTTCTTCGTCTTCAGATTTGGCGTGAGTGCCACCACAAGTGCAATCTGTCATGTATATACACTTGGAAAAGGGTATATAAGTAAATCAAACTTTCCGGAAACTAACTCTTTTTATTCCAAGAAGGTGTACGTCCCCTTCTTAATCTTTCTTTAGGAGTCCAACCTCCGCGAGCCATTGCTTCTCTCAATGCCCTACCAGATTGATTCCTAACTTTGCTAGGACTCATTTTAGGTCCGCGGCCTGTGTACTTTCCGGGATTTCTCCAAAGCTCTGCACAAAATGCCTCTGGGTCTCTAACACTTTGAAGACCTTCATAATTTCTAAGCTTCAATGCATTCCTGCGACAAGTAGTCATAAATGCACGCATACCTCTCTGTGTTCTTCCCGGTGCTTTAGAAATCTCTATTCCTTTTTTTACTGAACACTTTTTCATACCTGCAATATCCCATATATGTTTGTCAATCTTACCTAATATGTCAGTTACACTACTTGTACTCCACATTTTACAAGACCAATACCTTGCCTTATACTTAGGACCGGGATTGTCACAATTATGTCTTGCTCTAAAGTTTCTACGCTTGTCAGGGTCATCACGCTTGATGTCCATCTTAGGGTCACCAAACTTTACCTGTACTGTATTGCCCTTTTCGTTTTTTGCATAAACTCCAAACTTCTTGTTCTCGCCCTTTAACCGAAAAGGTTTGTTAAGTTCTACCTTCCTGCCTTGATACTCGGCTTTACCTATAGGAACACAATTAGGAACTTTCTTACCTCTTAATAACTTAGTTCCTATCATTTCATACCCTGCTTCGCAAGGTTTCTTTTTTATCATGTCAAGAATGCCATCAAGCTCTTCATTCATTTTACTAAATCTTCTAGCTTGTATTGCACGCTCTTGATTTACTGCACCTGCTTTAGTATCATGACATCCAAGTAATTTTCTATTCTTCTTAGCATAAAGACAATACTTACCATTCTTTCGTTCTATTATCTTTTCTACCATGCCCTCTATTTCATCTAGTGTTACTTGCTTTGTCACCTTTACAGGTTCTTCTGCTTTTGCTGCTGCTACTGCCGTAACAGTAGCTTCTGGGTTAGCTGGCCTGTTGCCAACCCATGATACGGACCAAAGAGACAACTCGGAGATGTTGTTGTGGCAGACGTCTCCCTCGCAGACCTTCTCTTGTTTTTCAGCTTCCCCTCTAATAGAGGAGCCGCCCTTGTCACCGTAAATCTTCATCTCTTCCCATACTCTATCATGCATAGGAAGTTTGTTGTGTACACCTACACGTATCTTGACTTTACCGTCTTTAACCTTATATGCAAGAGGCAACCCTACTGGCATCTCCTCATGCTTATATGAATATACGCCGTATTTCATATAGAAATCCATGGACTCTTTAATTGTGTCAGTTCCTATTTTGTCGTTCTGTTTATCAATAATAGGCGAACTAATATACGTTTCTAAAATTCTGTCGTTGTACCACTCAGGTCGGTAAACTTTCCAGTTAGTATTAGCGTCTGCCACAGCCTAAGATTGGCTACGTGTATATAAACAAAACTAACTTTCCGGAAACTACTTAGGTCTCATCCTGTTTGCAGTTCTAATTACTTCACCTTCTAACTTAGGTAAACCTGCACGTAAAGCAAGTTTCATATGAAAAGTTCCTCGCTTAAAAGGTTGATTTTCATAAATAGCACTAGACATTCTTGCTGCAAGAGTCTCTGTATTCCAACCCGGTTTTTCTCTTACATATTCCCATAATCTACCACTTAATAGTGGACTATATGTTGGAAATTTGCCATCTTTTAATTCACCACCATATTCTAAAAAATTCATTGCAGGATGATTTGACACTAATGAAATGTAAGTAATGTTTCCGCGTCTATATATTCTTGGTTGAATGCTTTTTCCTGTTTTTCCAGTAGTCTTTTTCCACCTTTGATACAATCTTATTTCTGCATCGTTTCTAATATCACCTGCTACATTTTCCATAGCACGCCTTAATATCTTATTCCAATTACTTTGTTTTTTAAAAAAATTAACAGACCTAGTAAGTTTTCCACCTTCCGTAACTTGCATTGGCATTATTTGTATGCCGCTACTTCTTCAGGTGAAGCATCTCCATATTTTTCTTTCCACTTTCTATTTACTTCCTGTGCAGCTTTCTGTCTCATTAACATCCTCTGATTCTTGTTGTACTGCTTCATGTACTCGCCCTTGTTATTCCAAGCTCTTTCATGCTCACACTCTTGACAAAAACCATTAGACATTAACTTTACCCTACTTTCTCCTGCCATACACTTCTTACAACTCTTCATGGTTTTAACGCTCCTACTTCTGGTTTAGCATCCTCTGGCATACTTACCTGTGGCTTATCTGGAAGTACCAAATTACCATCCTTATCTAACGTAGCCTCTATTCCTACTTTGTTTAATACTGTAATTATATTTGCTTTCTGTAACATATTTGCTAATGCTTGTTGCTCGTTCTTTGTATTAATATCTGCAAACTTTACTTTCCATGTCTTGATTCCCATCAACCTCATCAATGGCTTAAGGAATCCCATTTCCAAACATTGTTGTGTTTCTAACACAGTTCTGTCAAACAAAGATATCTGCTCACCCTCTGCATTCAAACCACCTACGCCTGCTGTACTTCCTGTTACTATCGGCATAACGCCATAAGCTGCGTTTATATCGTTGTTAATGCGCTCCATATATGGTAGTGCCATCAACTCATCCATGTTAGGCATAACGGGCACAAACTTCGCTTGTCCGCTTGAACCTTCACCCCTACTACTTATGATTGGTACAAAGTTAGGATTCCTGCGAGTTTCTTCTGCTATGTACTCTCCCAATCTGTTTAAGCTCTCTTCATCATGACCGGGAATATCCAAGAAACCCTTAGGTGGCCTCTCTAATTTGTAGATTTTGTTTTGGAAGTTCTCAATGGCGAGAGCGGTTTCTATTTTCTTAGAAAGACCTATAATCGGCGACTGTCCATACAATCTGGCATTCGCACTGTACTTATTGAAATGAATTATCTCATCTCTTGCAAAAGGAATCTTGTCTTCATCCTGTCCCATGTCATAATAATATGCCATAGGCTCTGCTTCAAACCCTCCTTCTCCTAGCTCTCCTTTTTCCAAAGGCTGTCTAGTTATTACATCAAAATACTCATCGTTTTTAAACTTACCATACTCATCAACCGCAAAACGCATCTGCTTTGCATCCTCCACCCAAAGCTCCTTGACTATCTTACCATCAGTTCCCTGAATCCTATCATATACAATACTTATCCAACAATCATCGAAAACCTCAACCTGTCGTATCATTGCCTTAAAAAATTCCGATGCTGTAATATCTGCATTACCGCCTGTAGGGTCTCGTAGCAATTTCTCTAACATCTTTCTTTCTTCTTTGTCTCCTGCATCACCAACAGCGTGGTACTCCCACCCTTTGGCGACAGACTGAGAAGCTATACGAGTGATTACAGTCCTTAGGTGAGAATACCTGTCTGCCAACTGTTCAAGATAATTCTGGTCTACTGGAGGAAGTATATCTGCCTTAAACGCACGATTACTGCCATGTGTACCATAAGCTGGAGTCCTTGCATCTTTTACTATCTGCGCTGTGTTTCTCTCTATCAATTCCTCTAACGCAGAACGCTTCCGCACTGGCTTTCGCCCCAACAATCTATCGTACCATGCCAAGTTGTATCGCCTCCACTTTAGTAATTATCTTATTAAGCTTTTCCTTTTTCTGTATAACATCAAGACTCTTTTTCAACCTTTTACTCCAACTATGACCTGAGTTACCACCCATCATCTTCCACATAATATATCCCTTACTAGGATTCTTCTTGTCGCCAAAGTTCTGCGCTGGCGGGTCTACCTTCTCATGCCTTCTGTAATATGTATCAATCTTAACTGCAGTCTTGTATCCTACATCCTTTTGATACCTTAACTTACGATTTATCGCCTTTGTAACCTTGCCACCACCATAACCGTGCATAGCTCGTAAATCTCTACCCTGCAATGCTTCTTTCTTTACACCACGAGGAATCTTATATCTATCTCGCTTATCGCCCATGATACTCCCGAACGTACCTTCTAAGCAGCGGTTCTACTAAGACGCCCGTCGGAACGTTCTCCGCTTTAGCAATCTCTTTAAGGCCCTCTTTGGTAGAGTCACTGATTCCATAAATTTCCAACCTCGTTCGTTTTTTCATAGTGTGGTTGGATGTCTTGTATGTGCATTGTGTATATAACCTTTTCTATATGTAATCCCAACCAACAAATGCAAGTCCGCGTTTGTTCTTGTTTTTAATCGCTAACTCACACATCCATAACGCCATAACTGAATCAGGCGTGTGGCCCTCTAACCTTCCATTTTTACCGTAAACCAAACGACTTAAACCATCTGTCAACTTTCTAGGTCCCGGCCGACTTGCTTCTCTTATTTCTTTTTGCCACGGAATCTGGTATCTCTCTTTTTCAAACTCCAAGGCCAAGCCCGGTATCCCCACATCGTGGCTGTGCTTTTCTCTCCCTGTGTTGTGTCCTTCGACCGGAAGGCCCGCCAAATCACTCGCACTATGAACCACAAGTCTCTGATACCCATTTGATTCTATCATTATCGTTTCTGGATTAAAACGTTTCGCAAGCTCTCTGATTTTTAACACCTGAGTTTCTAGCCAACCGCTTCCTTTAGCCATTACCTTACCTGTCCAACTGTATAGCAACCTACGATGCTCTGTACGCTTATTATAAGCCACAAGACAGTAGCTTGTCTCATCATTCTGACTGTTCATACCCACAGCCAAGTCAACGCCCATTACGACGCTTATATCGTCACTGTATTCTGGCAACCCCATGTCAAGATTCTCATCCAAACAACGCTGAAGAACTTCATACGGTATAACTGCACTCTCTGGGTCCAATGGATTTAACATATACTCAGACTCAAACGCCCTACTTCCCATTGTCTCCTTTTCTGTGTCTAGACGCTCTTGATTCCAATACTCTGGCCACCTAGGCGTACCATCCTCTAACAACGCAGGATGCCGTATCACATTCCACTCAGAACTCTCTGTTACCCAATCTGTTATGTCACCTACACGCTTCTGTGTACCTACAAGCAACATCTTAGACTCTGGTAACCTCATTGGCATAACCACACGCTGCACATAGTGAATTACCTTGTCATCCGTCAAACTTGGAAACTCCTGAAGTACATCGTCCAAAATAATCATGTGTACGTGAGGACCCTCAAGTGCTTTTCCTATACTTGCAGCAGCTACTCGACTTCCATTGTTAAATCGCTTAGCTCCTTTACGTATTGTCACCTTCCTGTCGTCACCCTTTTCAAGATAAGCACTAAGACGCCATGACCGCTTACACAACTCCTCAAACTGCTCTAACTTGTCCCAAGCCTGCTCTAAGGTCGCAGATATATACAAAGCACGAAAGTTTGGCTGCTTATGCATCATATAAGCCAATACACACAGACCCCATGTCGTTTTCAAGTGACCACGTGCACAAATTATAGAAGCAAACTCTCCCTTTTGGAAATTTTCCTCCCACTGCTCATGCATCTTACCCAACGGCACATAAGTTCCCGGCTCCTGCTCCATATAATCGCGCATCACCTCATCTATAAACTCATTCAAAGTAAGTGGCTGCTCATTCATTATCTCCAACGCACCTGCAATTGCCTGAGTTATGTGTTTGCTGTTGTCCATCACTTGTGTTTGCGTACAGTTATCACTATGTCTTTAACATCTTTGTCATGAATTATAAGTTGTTCGTGTATATAATGCAAATCGCTTGTCTCCTCAATAACTTTACCGTCCTTAATCAGTCTAATGATGGTAACCACCTCTCACCGTCAAACGAACTTACTGTAAAATAACCACGAAAATCAAATCGAGGTATCAAATAACAACGACTTACCTTTTTTCCTGTCTTTTCATCAGGCTCACCTGCAGATACTGTCTTAAATTTGTTCT